TGTTACTGCAAAGTTACCTACGCTAAACGTCATTGGTAATTGCTCTTTCACCATGCCTACTGTTTCAAAGGAAGTTACATCTTCGTAACTTAATGCAAAATCAGGTCCGTTGCATTCATAAGCAAACTTAACACTTTTATAATTAGTACCGTCTGTACTTAATTCTACTTTTGTTCCCTTGCCTATTATACCATACTGCAGTGTTGGTAAAATTGAAGGTACTAACGATGTGCCAGTGTGCTTTGTTATCTCACCTGTTAGCTGCAAAGTAATTTCATAAGTCATTATTTCAGTAACAACGCACGTAATCGGCATTTGCGAAATGTAAGCTTTAAATGTATATTCTTTATAACCAGTTTCGGTTTTAAACGCAATAAGAAACTCGTTTAATGTTTTATTAAACATTAATGTTAAGTATTTATCATATTCACTTGCCAGGTACTGCATTTCTACTGTGAATTCACCTGCCGAAATCATTCCAGCTTGAAAACTATCAAAGTCGCCAGCTACACCATATTGCGTAATATCAAGTTCATCTGGTGCTGCAGATGGGTATCCTATGTTGCGAGCACCAGCCATATTAACATAACTTGCACCTTCTTTGATGCAAAGTCGTGTATCTTTTCCAATTAAAATTTTTATTGCCATATTTTTTATTGTTTAAAAATTTCTAAATTAAAATTAACTGCAAAGCATTTTAAAATGTTATTATATTCGTCCTGATAATCATAGCTAAAAATATCAGTCGTTTGCTCAACCTGAATAATTTGTATGTTGCTATATGTAATGCCTTCCAGCTGCTCCAAATAACTAATCACATCACTAATTAAACTATAACTATCATCATATTTGTAATCACGTGTAGTTATTTGAATAGAAGGTTTTCGGAATTTAGCTCCATCGAACGTAAATTCAGGGCTTCTGCCAGCTACATCGTAGACAGCAACACACTTTTGTGGTGTGCTCGGCATAATGTTAACATATGTATAAGTTATGCCTTTACTCACTAAATAATCTTTTATAATACCAGCTATACCTGTCATCGTGCGTGTTTTTTTAATAATTCTACAAAATAAGTTTCATTACTTTTTAAATGCGTTTCAAAGTATTTAGCACCACTACCAGGTTCTCTAAATCTCTGATTTACTGCCTCATGTACTTTTGCAGCATATTCTGCAGCAAAACCTATTATAGCAGTAGGTTTATTTATAGTGTATGCCATTCTGCATTCAGCCTGACATCTACTAATTAAATCAGTGTTTTGCTTTGCACCTCTGCCATCTTTATATCCTTTACTAAAAGTAAAAAACATACTATTTCTCAAATTGCCAGTGTCTTTTGGCACCGTCGGTGTAACTGTCATAGCGTCTTGCCTAACTTTTGCATAAAATTCAAAAAACACTTTGTCTGTCTCACCTTTGTAATCTACGAGATATTTATTTATATCTTTTATTGCCTTTTCTATACCTTGCAATCTCACTGTTACAGCCATATTTCATAATATTTAATGTTACTACTTTTATCAGTGTGCTCTGCAACTTGCAAAATCTTATAGCAGTTAGCAAGTTCTAACGGTGAGCTAGTAAATATTTTATTTGCTCCATTTACTAAAAAGCCACCAGCGGTTACTTTGCTTTTAGTATATAACTTTGTTTTTGCTTCACTTACAATTTTATCGTCTTTCACAACGTTTACAATAACTTGCTCACTTTTACATTTAATAGTTACACCAGTACTATAGCTAAAATCACCGTTGTTATCAATACCAGTACTAGCAAAGTATGTCCATTCTTCGCTACAAATAACATCTATAAAAGTATCTACACTACTCATGTTACTATAAATTTAAAATTTCCTTTTCTATTGTCCAAGCTATCAAATGTACCTGTATAATCTAACTTGCAAGCCATTTGCCCGTAAGTAGTAGATTGTAAGCCAATTCCTTTTACATCATTGAATTGCAAAGTTAATTCACCGATTTTCTCTGATGTAGTCTGACGTTCGACTGATATAGCAATAAAGTGTGCAGCAGTGTATTTCTCAATTTCTGCTAATAATTCATTATCATTAATTTTATTTTGCAAATATACATTTACAAAAACGTTTGCATCTGTTATAAACTTACTTATTACATCATCTGCTAACGTTGTCTTTATTATAACTTTAACATCTGCTGCACTTACTCTATTTGCCATATAATTATTTTTTTGCTTTGTTTACTGTTTTTGCTGTAGTTACTTTTTTAGCAGTAGTATCACTTTTAGCTTCTTCTTTTATTTCAGTAGTAGTAGTGTCTTCGGTATTTTTATTATCAATAACTTTATCAACTACATTATTAACTTTGTCATCTTCTACTATTGTAAAGAATTGCCTGAAAATAACAGGTATTTGCTCAATACTATCTAGCTCTAAAACATCACCTTTGTGATACTCTTTGCCTCTGTAATTGTAACTTTTTGCAGTTATTTTTAATTTCATAACATTAATATTATTGATATGTTCCTATAACTATGCCACAATTCCCGTCATAGTCAGATTTAACGGCGGGCGTTTGCATTACAAAAGATAGCATTTCAAAATTCAAACCACCAGCATTCATTAGCTGTACAGTAGTTAATTCCATACCATTTATTAATTCTATCGTATCGCTTGTCATTTGGACAAGGGCAACTGTTTTATCAGGTAAAAAATCACTAACAACTACATCTAATATACCAGTTATCTTTTTAATTCTATCAATTAATGGCACATATGCCTTTGTGTTTGCGTCTAATGCGTAGTCTTCATCAAGTCTATTTTCTACATCTTGCGAAACAAACAATATCCATTTACCAAAATGTTTATCTTTTATAGATATTTTCTTTAGCTCTAAAACGTCTTGTAAGATAATAGCGGGAGTAGTCGCAGTCGTATTTGTCCAATCGTGGAATGCGTAAGGCAAGCTGTTATTATCTAATTTATTACTATCAGCGAAGCTAATTATACTATCTATCTTTTTGTCATCTAAAATTATTGCATTAGCACCAAACATCATACTTTCTAACTTCTCACCAATTTTGCGTGCACCTACTTTTGCTCCTTGCAAGTCTAAAGGTCTATTATATAATCTAGACATTTGCAATTCCCTAATATCAAAACCCCATTTCCAACTGATAACAGGTATAGGTATGTTAGCTGTTTTTACAGCTTGTTTGTCAGTTTCATTAGTAACTTTAAAATTCATATTTACAGAAGCGTCGTGCATATCGCTAGTTTTCATATACTCCAAGCTTTGACTAGCAAAAGGATTTGCCAAATTATAAACTAAACCTAATTCTTTTAATTTAGCTATTCCAACCTGTCTGCTAGCTGCAATTTCACGTAATCTAGTGTCTATTGTTTTCCACTCTTCAGGTGTAAATATAGCCATATCGTTGTCTATCAGTTTTTGTGTGTAACTTTTAGGGTCGTTTATATCTCCACCTTGATAAACACTAATTTTTGCCCTACCGTCTTTATCAATGTAAGGTCTATTGCGAGTTATCGCATTATAATCACCGAACAATGTATTTTTATCTACTTTTATTTCCATTTTATACCTCCTTTTTTTATTATAATATTATTACTCTTGCAAAATAAACTCCACTTTCTACTTCTTCTGCATTATCTAAAGCTATAGCAGTTACACCATATCCACTAATTGTCAAACCACTTGCTACACCTGCATATGTAGCCTCAGTAGTTATAGCAGTATTCGTTCCACTAATTGTCAATCCACTTGCTACATCTGCATATGTAGGATTAGCAGTTATATCAGAACTCGTTCCGTTAATTGTCAATCCACTTGCTACACCTTGATATGTAGCCGCAGTAGTTATAGCAGCGCTATTACCAACTGCATTTGCAGTATCACCTTTTTTTAATGTGCCATCACCGTTAGACACTAATTTATCTCCTACAGCTACATTGCTATCTACTCTAGCATAAATTACATCACCTGCATTAGCAAAATATACGTGTGCTGTATCACCAGTTGCAGCTTTATCTAATACTGTCTTGCCAAATGCCTCATATTCAGTTACAAAGCAAGTTTCCTTCAAATTATTAGCATTAGTATTTTTTTGTAATTTAATTACACCATTGTCTGCAACTAATTCTACCAGCATACCAGGATAGATGTCTTCTTTGCATAAAAATTCGCTCTTTATGCCTTTGCCTTTTAATACTATTGTATTTTTCATTTTTACCTCCTTTTTTAATTTACAATGTTAATATCGTTGTTTCTGTTACTGTAGAAGTAGCATTAGCTATGTAGTTAGCTTGCTCATTTTCTTTGCTAACATTAGCTATTTGCTCTACTTCTACTTTTTTAGCCACATTGTTTATAGCCTCTGCAATTTTCTCAAGCTGGGACACACACTCATTTTCCAACTCTTTCCTATCCCATTTAGGATTTGCATTTACTATAACATCTATTAGCTCTTTTTTCTTATTTTCCAACAAGGACAACGCTTGCGTTACTATACTTTTGTCCTTATCTTCGAGCTTTTCTAAAAGCTCGTTTAATGTTAATTTTTTTTCTTCTTCCATTTCTTCCATTTTTTTATTGTTATTGTTATTTATATTATTAGCAAGTTGCTGATTATTTCTAATACCACAACCTGCTTTATAACTACATGCTCCTGTCAACTCACCTAATATAGCAAGGTGGTCAGGCTCATAATTCATAACTACACCGATGTATTTTCTATCATTAAAGATACCTTCTGTATTTTCTATTTCGCTGTAAATACCTACGCTCACTTCTATATTATAGTTTTTATTAATTAGTTCATTTAAATGTATATATTTACTTTCTAATAAATTACTATCTATGTATGCGTAACCTTCTAATGCTCGTTTTTGCTCGTTGTAGCTTACATTGTCTAAAAAACCTAAAACATCAGTGCAATTATCTTTGACACTTACGAATTCATTGTTCAATGTCGGGTGCATATATGTAATAGGTATCTTATTAAATTTTTCTGCATAATCTTTAAATAAATCTGCTTTGTGAAGTAATGCTCCTGCACTGCCTTCTAATATTCCTTCTTTCAAAAAAACAACTGGTAATTTGATGTAATCTTTGCCATTTATTTCTATATGTTCAACTGTGAATTCATTCGCAATTTGTTCAACATCAGTACGTGCTGCCTCAAACGTTTGTCCTTCGTGGTTTTTACAATGTTCACGAGCTTGTGCCTCTGTCCAAATATCTTTCGGGTATCTATATGCCTGAACTTCACTGCCACCGTCTTTGAAAAAGCCAATTATGGCATAGTACTTTTTGCCTTCGTGTTCAAATTCTTTGCGTGCAAAACGTTCATATTTTTTCGGGTCATTAACACGGCAAGCATGCTCATTTGGGTAGGGTTGCACTATAAATATTTTGTCCATAACATTTTTATTTTTATCTCTAACTTTGTTAAGTAGTTAGTTATTTTTTCAAAAAATAAATAAATAACAGCTACTATTAATTGCAAAAACAAAAATACAAAATTAATTATATATACAATAGCTACTAAAAAACATCGTATAAAAGCGTATAAAACCTGCTTTAAATCAACGTTCTGCAATTTTTTGTTAATTTTATTAATTACCTTCTTCATAGCTTTTTTCTGCAAATATATATCATTTTTTTAACATATGTATACTTTTTTAAAAATTTTTTTAAAATAATGCTCCTAATAATATTATACAGTAGATAATTATTATCACTAAAAATATTAATGCTATTATGCCACAACCTGTATTCTGCATATTTTTAGCCACCTTATCTACTTTTTCCTGCTTTTCTTTAATTTCTTCGTTTTCCATATTTTTATGTTTTTAAAATTACTTTACAATCGGTACAAACGTACAACGGCATTGAGGGTGCATAGGTATCATATTTCTTATTTCTTCCAAAGTAAATACTTCCATATGTAATCTTGCACACTCATCACAAACTCTATCATCGTAACCTGCTATGTATTCAGCAAATATTTGTCCTTTTTCATAACCCATACGTAAACACTCTTCTACTGCCCCATTTACGTGTGCTGCTATACATTCTGTTCGTGCTAATAAACTTGCTCTATTTTTTGTGCTAATAGTTCTACCTAATTTATCTTTTATAGATATATCAGCCATCTTGCCTTTCTCTATAAGTTCTACCAAATTTTTTGCAATATCTTTCGGCGACAAACCATTTATAAATCCTTCACTCAAAGCAGTAGCCAGCTGTTTACTCATATCAGCTGTTATGCCTTTCAAATTCTCGTAATTTCGCAAAAACATCTGAGCAACACGTTCAAGGTGCACAGGTGTATGCATTACTGCGTCAATGTCCATAAAATCATATATACCCTGCTGTTTTAGGTCAAATCTAATATCTTGAACACCACGCTGATAACTTTCAAATATATAAACGTTGCCCCAAAATTCATTTACATTGCCAATATCTGCCATTGTGCCAAGCCTTAAAAGGTCTTCATTTATCAAACTATTTAGCCAATCAATAAACGCTTGTATCTTTTTAGTGTTCGTATCAAAAGCAAAAGCCCTCTGCGGTGGTGGTGTAAGTTGCATAATTGCAAATTGTTCGTTTAATCCAAATACATCTCTATCAACTATTGCATACTTTATTATTTTTTCAATATCAGTAATTTTTTTTAATAAAGCTCGTTCATATTTTAATTGCAAACGCAAAATATTCGCTGGGTCTTGCGGTTTCTTTATATGAGTTTTAAAGCCATTTACAACTATGTTACTCATTTTCTAAATCTTTTTCTTTGCTAAAAATAACATTATTTATATTTTGCAAATCGTTTGTGATTTCCTCAATTTGTGCGTCTGCAAAACCAAGAACAATTCTCATAAACGTCTCTTTCGGCATGAATTCCTCGTTATAAGGATTTGCAGTAAAGGTATTTATAGCTTGTGCAAGTTTCAATGCACGTTCGGTTCTTTGATTTATATCTTCATCATAAACACTCTGCCACTCTATCGTATAATTAGTTTGTTTTATAGTGCCTACTTCTATTAGCCTTGCCATTAACTTATTTAAAATTTCTGGTTCAGCAAAAACCTTTCTGCGTGCCCAAATAACCTCGTTAAATGCTTCTTTATCTTGTGTACTGGCTAATTCCCCACGTTCACTGCCAAATAATACCCTTTTAGGTATGCCAGTTATAGCACTAATTATTTGGAATTGCACATCTGCAAAGTTAGTAGGGTCAGCTATTTGCTGTTGCAAGCTTTCTATTTTGTCAACATACTGCGTTGCTATAAACCTACGCAAGTTATGTTCAAATTTTGTCAAACTTTGCTCTAATTTATTTGCAATTTCGTTATCGTCTGCATAAGCTTCGTTGCTAATATTAACATGGTAGCCAGGACGTGCTCCACGCCAAAACATCTCGGCAGAAGCCCCAATTATTTTATCCAAGTCTTCTAACCTATGATAGATAGGCAATAGGAATGGTACACCTCTCAATTCATCATCTAATGCGTCATAGACAACGTGTATAATGCGTGTGTAATGAACTTGCAATGTTATAGTAGTGTTATTGTTAGTTATCTTAACATTATAAAATAAAGGTAAACCATAACGCTCATTACTGCTATTTTGCTCGTATATGCTCATTTCACAATTAGCTTGCGATAGTGGTGTAACGTATAAAAGTTTACTATTTTTATTAACAGCTTTTTTGAAATCTTCATTACTTTTTACATCGTTAAAACCTAATAGCAGACACGCATATTCGCCTATCATAGCTAATTTATCAAGTTGCAATAACTTTTTTTGTAAACGTAATGTTTTATTTAGCTCATTCCACGTTTTACAAAGTGAATTTTGCTCGTTATCTTGCTCTGTAATATTATAAATACTAACATCACCTCGCCAAGTGTAATTGCATAGTTTATCTATTATTGCCTTCGCAATATCTTGTTGTCTATATCTTGCGTAAAAATCTTGAAATGAAGGTGCTAAATTGTAGCCTAAAGATTTGTAAATATCTCTATCTCCGCCGTACTGCAAAAATAAATTTGCAAAATCAAGTCGTGATAAATCTTCTTGCAATGCTGTTATACGTTTATTTAGTTTCTCGTAACTTTGTAATATATCTTGCTTTTTCATATATATTTTTTTGCTAATTTATATATTTTTTTTAACATAATTAATAATTTAATACTTTCGCTTTATTCCCTTTAGCTAACATATTAAATGCCCCACTTGTTGCATCAACCTGGTCTTTATATTTGCCATACGGAAAATACTCAAGCTCTCTTTTATATTCTGCATTCCAACCACCTCTTAACATATATACATTGCCAGCGTTCAGTTGCACAGCTAAAACATCTGCCCTTTTTATTTTATCTCCTGTCGGTCTATCTGCTATACATCTAAAACCTGCAAGGTTTCTTATAGAAGCTTCTGCACTTTCTTTGCCACCACTGCCAGGTTCTTGCTCTATATAAATAGTTACATCACTACCATCTCCTATTGCAACTTGCTTTATTATTTTTTCTCGCTCACTTGCCTCCCATTGCCCTCTAACAACGTCTAAAATATAAAATTTATTATCAGGAGTTTTAGCCATTTTTACACCTACTGTATAGCAACCACTTTCGTGTGTACCTGCTTTGTCCCAATATCTTACAACCTGCACTGCGTCTCGTTCATTAAAAGTATCAATAGTAATTAATTTTTCTACGTTGAAAAAGCCACCACTTTTAGGTACTATTGTTTGTAAATACTGCATAGCATATGCATAATCTCCCATTTCAGTTCGCTTTTGCTCTAATATCTCTCGTGATAAACGTTTTTCATCTAACAAATTATTTTTGTAATATTTTTTTAATTCTATCGGTGTTGGCAAGTTTTTGTCGTCTATTTCTGCTGGCAAGCATATATGCTTTATTTTATCAGCATTTTTACTTAACATATAGCCAGTGGGGTCATTTTCGTGTAATCTTTGCATAACTAAAATAACTACACTTACCTTGCTGTCTACCTTTCTACTGTATAAAACATTATCTAACCATTCGTTTGAATTTCTAACCATAACATCAGATAGGCTATCTGTTGGATTTAGTGGGTCATCTAAATTTATAAAATGTCCGTGAATACCACCTATTGTCCCACCTGTAGACGTTGCATATCTAAAGCCACCTATTGTTCTATCTTTCTGTATTCTAAAATACTGTTTCGTGTCGCTGTCTTCTTTGATTTTTATATCGTAAAAATACGTTTGAAATTTATCACTACGCATTATATCTCTGCATTTCTCACTAATAGCAGTTGATAGCTGATGACTATAACTAATATTAATGAATTGCAATGTAAAATCATTTATCCAGCACCACAACGGAAAGTAAATGTTCACAATAGATGTTTTTGACGATGAAGGTGGCATGTTTATTATTAAATCGTATAATTTCGGTTCTCTTTTAAATACACGCTCTGCAACGCTTTGTAATTCATCGCATAAGTATTTTATATGCCAGTTGTCTACTAACTCCTCGTGATTTATAGTGTCCCAAAAGAATTTAAAAAACTCGTAAAAACTCGATTTTAGCAGTATTCTTTTAACTGCTATATCTGTAGCTATCAAGTCTTTTACTTTTATGTTCATTCTTTTATCTTCTCTAATAATTCGTTTAGTAGTTTTAATTCGTCTTCGTTCAGCTTATTAAGATTACCTTCTATCTTTGTAACTTTTTGATAGTCAATTTTGCCAGAAGCTTTTAAATCTATATTTTGCTGATTAAGAGCTAATCTATCTTCGTCGTTGCCATATAGTTTCAATGCAGCAATAATAGCAGTTGGGTTGTCGTTATCTACAAGTTTTTTACGTAGTGTATTTGCAACATTTTCCTTCTCTTTTTTTAAGTTCTCCAAAATGTCCAAATATTCCTTACTATCTATTTTTATTTTACTATAAAAAGTACTTTCGCTACAATCTAAAAGATTAATCAAACCTGACAAATTAGAGGGTTGATATTGCTTAATTTTATTAATTGCATCTGCATAAATTTTTGCTTTTGTATATCGTTCTTTTTGTGGCATATATCAATATTTAAATATTTAGCTTTATTTAATTATTTTATTTCCATTAGATTAATTTTTTACAAATTTATATAATTTTTTCTAATTATACATAATTTTTTTTTAAATGTTTAATATTTTTTAAATTGTTCTAATTGGTCTTTTAATTTATTATAATCAATAATAACACTACTATTGTCATTAATAAAAATTAAATCAGGTCTATAAAATTTTCCTTGAACACTTTCTAAAAAAAAGTATATGCCATCAGATTTTATAATATAATTTAATCCATATTTATAAAGCATATTAAAAATAGTTATTTCATCAATTTCATCAGGTATATCATTAACTTGTAATGCTATATTTTTACCCCTATTTATAGTCATTGTCCACATATTTTTATTTTTTAGATTGTTTTTTATAATATTTAAAATACATTGTAATATCTTTTTCATCATTATGAAGTATGAAATCAGCTTCTTCTTTCTTATAACAACGTATTATTCTTATGTAATACATTTTACTACCATCATATTCTGTAGACCATAACTTATATATTTTTTTATATTTTCGAATTAAATAAATACCAAAAGTTGAAGCTATCTCATTTACAGCATCGCGCTCGTAATTGTCTGTATCAATAAAAAAATTAATTTCACAAACATATTTTCCATGCGTTTCCATATTTTTATTTTTTTGTTATAATTTATTACACCTGTTTTTTGTCAATATTTATATTGATTTATATCAATTTTTTATTGATTTTGATACACGACAAAATACTCTTTAAACAGTTCTAAAACATACGCTGAAGGTTCTATTTCGTAATATTTTATATTGTTATATTTGTCGTATATTTTTTCAATATAAAAAATTACGCATGAATAAGCTATATAATAATTTAACTTTTTGTAGCTTCCATCTTCATTTTTAATAGTATCATAGATAAATTCATAGTTATAAACACTTAAAGCAAATAAAGCATCTCTAACCAACTTTTCATTTTTTTTATCTAGTTCAGCTAATTTTAAAATTTCTTCGATAGACAGTTGAATTTGAGGTATAAAAGGAGTTTTTGTAGAGTTTAATTTTAATCTAACTTTTCTACTATTAATGAGCTCTTTAAGTATAGTATACATAATTTTTTTATAATCTTCGTTTAAATCTAGATTATGTCGTTCAAACTCGCCTTTTAGCTGTTCAAAATCTTTTTTAAATTCAATTTCTAACTGCATATAACTTTTACTTTATTCGCATATATTCGTTTATTTGCTCGATAAACTCGTCTAGACTACGAACTATTATGCACTTATAGTTCTCGCTCTCTAGCTCTCTAATCATGTCCGCTTGAACTTTTCGAAGCCTATCACTATCATATTTTATCTCTATAAATGCTCCATGATAAATACCTCTCGGTAAAGCTAAAAATAGGTCTGGTACTCCTGCTTTCAATCCTTCTCTGTTTAGCCTGTTATAAATTTTTACTCGCAGTTCTTTATCAAATATCGGTAAACCGTTTGGTATTGCAAAGAGTAGGTCTTTATATTCGCTATACTGGTAACGAAACCACTTTACACAAGCTGACTGTAATCTACTATGCCCGTCGGAATTTACTTTATAAATAACAATTTTTTTTCTTTTTTCTATTTGCTTTTTCATATGTCTTTAATTTTTAAATGTTTAATCAATACGTTCGTTTGGATCATAGTATTCGTCGACGTCTTCTTCGTCGTAGTAGTTATCAAATTTTGCGTCAAAAAACTGATAAATTACTTCATTTGCAAAGCTTTGACAAGCAAAATCTAAAACTTCACACGCAAAATCTCTGAAATTTTCGTTGTGTTTTTCTGTAAATTTTTCTAATGCAGTGTTTATATCGAGTAGTTCGTGATAGTCAATTTTAAATTCAAATTTGAACCATTCTAATATTGCATTTAAATCGCTTTTGCTAAAATAATACGAAAGTCTATAATTCCCTTTTTCACCATCCATAACTAAATTTTCAAATATTAGCTTTGCCAAGTCACTTTCTAAAGAGCAACGTGCGTTTATGTCTTTATTGTTTTGTAAAGCTAAATAATACATGATGTTTTCTTTTACTTTTTTAATGTTTTTCATATTACCTCCTATTTTTAATTTTTTATAATTTTTCCTTTTGTTAATAAATACTCGCCTTTGCCAAAAAAAATAGAGCATTTACCTTTTGTTATTTCGTTTATTTTGTCTATAGCTATAATTCTATCTAAATAATCGCTTTCGTGCAGCACTACTATTCCTTTTAAAACGTTTAGATTTACATTTTTTAATAAACTACAAAAACGTTGCAGGGACATATGGTTCTGTAAACCTTTATAGTGCATATATTCCACACTATTATTTACTATAGCATCTTGTAAAATTTCCTCATCATAACTAATCTCGCTAAAAATATAATCTAGCTCGTTGTATAACTTGCTAATTTTATAGTAATCTGTTGCCCACATAATATTTATATCATCTGCTTTGTTATAAATGTATGCAGCTATGTTTTTAATATTGTGAAAAGCCTCTACAGTTGTTATTTCGAAGTTATCTACTACTTTAGTAGTGCAATAGTTAGTTATATCCACTATTTCAGCAATTTTATCGGCAAATTTTGAATGGTCTTTGTGCTCATGCGTGATTATGCATGCTTTTAGCCGATTATAAATGTTTACATCTTTTATGATTTTAGGATTTAGCCCGCAATCAATCATAATTGCTGTAATACTGTCATCAATGAGGGACAGGTTGCCGTCGCTCCCTGTCCCAAAAATACTTACTTTTATCATAACTAAAATGGTATTTCAGTGTCGTCTAATTCGTTGTCTATATCAATAGTTACACTATTTTGCTCTGTAACTACTTCATTATCAGTGTTTTGCTCTATAACTTGCTCTGTGTCTTGTTTTGTAGTCGTTTTTTTAGTAGGTTTTTTAGTTTCTTTATTTTCTTTTGTAATAACTTCACTAACTACATCGTCATCGTTTTCATTGTCTATATATACGAATTCATTTTCACCTACTATAACTGCTTGGTCTGTCTGCAACGCACGTCCTATTTCATCAGTCAAAAATGGCATATACTTTTTTAATGTTAATTTTCCTATTGTTTTACAGCCCATTTCAATAAAATTAGTCACCCACGCCCCTTGATTATGCTTAAAACTTTCAGAATATCTTTTAGCATGCGACATCATTTGTTCATACGTCATAAATTCAGTACGTTTAAAACCATTTTTTAATTCAAGATAACATGCAAACCCAATTATTTTATTTGATTGCTTTTTTGAAAAATCAAATTTTGAACCTGTTAGAGGGTTGAATTCTAATAATTGTCCATCGTATACTTCAGTTGTGCTAAAATTTATAACTAAACCACTACGAATTGCTAATGCTATAAAGCCCTTTGCTCCAATTTGAAATTGTGCATAAGTTTTGCCCTTCTTATTATCCCTGTATGGTATAAGATATGCAAGTCCAAAATTATTATTAATAGGTAATTTCAAAATAGCTGCATTCATTAACCCAAATAGCACACTATTTCGGTCTATATCAGCTGGAAAGTTATTCTGCTGGATAGTAGTTATAGCCGACATGATAAAATTTGTCGGGTCTTGCACTAATTTGGCAAACTCTTTAATTACATAATCCTGTTTCAGGAAATCCTTTAAAGGTAAATTTTCACTTTTTTCAATTTGTGTTTTCATAATTTTTTTACCACTGCCCTATGGACTTATTTTGGCTTCTGGCACGCCGATTTATTTGTTTATATTTTTTCTATTTTTAAATCGTTAACTTCACTAACTTTTGTTATAATTACATTAATGTTTTTTTCTTTTAATCGTTCAATTAACTTTGCATAATTGTTATCATCAAAGCTCTCTCCCCTATCTACTAGCAACGGATATTTTAGATTATAATTTTTGCGTAATAATAACATTAATTCTACGTTTGCTCTAATTTTTTCACTATCACTTGCACTTAAATAATCTACATCATTAACTAAAATTTTGCAAGCTGGCTTTAAATCACCGTTTGTGAGTTGTTCAAAAAAGCTAAATTTTATAACATCAAAGTTACTATTTACTTCATTTTCAAAGCTTTCAGCAAGCTGTATGCGTGCCTCCTGCAATTGTTTTAGTTCACTTTCTATAGCTAATTTTTGCGTACTTAATTGTTTTAAATTTTCAGTTTGAATTTTTAGCAATTCTGGTATATTAGTAGTAACTTTATCATTGCTGCTTTGTTTTAATAAATCTTCTAATTGCAACTCTAATTCTACTTTTAAACGTTTAATATTTTCTACATCAGCGTTTTTTAATTGTAATTGCAATGTCTTTAGTTTATTTTCATTAATAGCAATGTAATCTTGCAAATTCTTAATATCACTTTTTAATTGCTCTATTTCATTTGCAAGTTTTTTGCCTTCTAAAGTTAGATTTTCCAGTTCTTTTGCTTTTTTGTCAAACTCAATTTTTTGTAAGTTGTCTGGCAGTGTTTGTTTGCAATTAAAACATATATCAGCTCTACGTTTAGCAACTTCTTTATAGTTATTTCGCAATGTAACTAATTTATCATTATACATTGCTATCATTTTGTTATTTGTGTCTATTTTGCTTTTATTCGTTTCTATTTCATAGTTAATTTTAGCTATTTCAGTTTGCAAAGCAGTTATTTGACTAATTTCAAACTCTTTTTGCTTTATTAACTGCTTAATTTTGTCTATCTCTTTTTTAATTTCAGCGTCACTTTTAGTGTTCTCAACAATTTTCACGTTTTTATATGCGTCAATTTGCACTTTTATATCATCAATTTTCTTTTTTATAGTGTCTAATTCAGCTTTTTTGCTGTCAATTTCGCTCGTGTCTTCATTAATCTTAAAAGTGTCTAAAATAATTTTCCTACGTTTTTCCATCGTCAGATTTGTAAAGTAATACTCATAAACCATAGCAGATAGCATTATATCAGTGTCGGCATAGCCAAAATGATCATAAACAACCATCTCAAAATCTTTGCTTTTAATCTCGTCTAAATCTTTGTAATAAAGTGTCTTTGTACCATTACCATCTTTTACAACTTTCTTTGTTAATGTAAATTCTTCTAATTCTATAGTTACACTTGCATAATCACTACCGTGTTTGATTATATCAAACTTCGTATCTCCATAGATATTTTTTCCTGTAAAATACCAGCATAATGCGTCGAGAATAGACGTCTTACCTATTCCATTTTTGGCACTAACTTCTGTAATGCCTTCAAGCTCAAATTCAATGCTTTCGAGCCCCTTGAAATTTTCAATTTGTGCTTTCATAATTCCTCCGTTTTTATTTTTTTTTTGTTGTTTATAAATAAATTGTATACACTCTCTATTAACTTATACATATTAGCTTCGCTTACTTCAAGCATATAATCGAAGTTAATCTCCCTATTTCCATCTTCATTTTTAGCTATTTGAGGGTTGTATTTGTGATATTCGTAGCCATTTTCGTCGATTACACAAACGTCTAATATATAGTAGCTATCTAATATTTTATCAGTAAAACCGTATTTTTTCCACAAATTTGGCAGAGAATTTTCGGTTTTTAGTGGATAAACTTCGTTAATTTGTAGTATTAAAGATTCATTAAAGTCATTTTTCTCTATAAATCTAACTTCGTAAGAAGTATCTGTACGTTGTTTTAAGATAAAATTATCTGCATTCATATTCTTCTTTTTTGTTTTTAATGTAATAGTTAATTGCATCTGAAATACTAACATTATTATTCCTACACTCTTCTAAAAAAACATCTAAAATGTAGTCGTAGTCTTGCTCTTGCGATTGTAAGTATTCTAAAAAATAAGAAGGTGGGTCTGCGTAAAATTCGTATGCGTTTAAAACTAACTCTTTTGAGTAGTTTTTCTTAATAAAATTTTTTAATTTTTTTGTTTTCATAATTTTATTTTTTTTGGGTTTATTTTTCTATCAATGTTACTAATGTCCATTTATGAACTTTAAAAGTGTCAAAAATATAGTAAAATTCAGTAGTTTTTTGTAAAACACCTTCTCCTTCAGTTATAAAAGCTACACCCCTTCTATCTCTTGGTGCATATATAATTTTGTATTTTTTGCCAATTTCTGCATTTGTGTTTATTTGCACAAAATCCTCTAATTTGCATTTGCCATAATTTCCTGATACATTATTAGTTACACTTTTACCTTCTAAAAACCAAGCGCAGGTTTTTGTATCTCTTGAAAAGTGGCTTGAATAGCGGTAAACATAACCGGTTAAATACCAATAAATTGAACCAGATTTTGAAATAAAATTAGGGTTTGTGTTTTTTAACATTTTTCTTTCGTCACTGCTAATTTTTTCAAAATTTGCAAAGGTATTTAAGAAAAAATTCTCAAAGGTAACTTTGCTTTTAACTTCTGGGGTGTTTTTTTGCGTTTTCATAATTTTTTTTTTATTTTTTTGGGTTTTTTGTTTTTTTAATTTTTACATTACAAAGATACGACATGTTTTTAGAATAACCAAATCGAAAAATGGTCTTTTATCTAATTATTTTTATCTAATATATTACTAATCACTTTATTAATCTTAATTTTTTACTTGTTTGTCTAATTTATACTATTTTATGCTTATTAGACTTATAATACTTATTAATAGATTAAATTATATTTTATATATATGAATATTATTTTTGAAACTATTAAATTTTTTAAAACCAACCCAAAGTTCCTGCCTATTATCTAAAAATGCAAGAACCATTACTTCTATTTGACTATATTCAGGGTCTATTTTATTAGTGTTTATGCCATATTTATCTGATAGCCAATCGTATGTTGCTGATTGGAACTGACAAGTGCCGATATCGTTTGTGTAAGATATAATAGACATGCGGTGTTGCATAGTGCTATAATAATTATTTATGCCAATTTCCTGAATTATAGTGCCTTTGACATCTTGATATAAGTGTAAAGCCTGATGTTTACTGCATATAGCATATAACTTAATGTCTAAATCATCGATGTAATGCAAGGGAGAAGGTTCTCTATCTCCCAAATACTTGATTGGTTGCTGCTTTGAGCAACTTATTAAAAATAATATTAATAATATGTATATAACTTTTTTCATATTAAAATAATTTTTGGTAAACATTCTTTATATATGCGATTAACAGCAGCATTGAAGTATTCATTATCAATTTCGCAGCCAATAAAATTTTTATTAAGATTATAGCACGCAACACCAGTCGCACAGCTGCCTGCAAAGGGATCAAATACCGTAAAATCATTAGTATTATTATCTATTAATTCAATTAAAATTTCCATAAGTTTTACAGGTTTTTCGGTGGGATGGATGGTGTGTTTACGATTTAAGCAAATAGTTATAATTGTTTTTAAAATAGAACCATTATTATATTTATTAAATACACCATATGCCACATTATTAATAAATTCAATACCACCACCACCCTTAATATTGTATTTATATGTATTTTTAATTTTTACATTCCCATTTTTCCATTCTACAAAGTCTTCAAATGTATTTATGCTATTAATTTTACCTACAACGCGACTTAAGTCATTTTTTAATGTATCAATATAATCTTTATCATTCACATTAAAAATTTCATCTAAATAAGACTTTTTTACTTTATTTATAGTACCGTTACCTTTTGTAAATACATATAACATTTCATGCACACGTGCAATATTATTAAATAAACAATTCGTAGCTTTTTTATTCCAGACTATTTCCTCTTTAAATTTAAAGCCAACATCTTCCGCAATCACCATTCTGCGGGCATTCTCAACGCCCCTACCAAAAAATACTAAAAAACCATCTTTTCTTATTATCTCATATGCAAGCTTAAAAAATTTTTTATTATCAAACCACTTATCCAACTTGTGGTCAAGGTAGCCGTAAGGTGGGTCTGTTATAATTGCGTCCACATATATACCCTTGCTTATTAACAGCTCCATAGTCCGCATACAATCAGCGTTGTAGAGCTTTATATAATTGTTATCATTATATACGTATGTTCTCATATTTTTTATTTTATTTTGAAATTAAACCTAAAATCACTAAAAATTCCACAAAACTCACACCAGCAAAGCTATTGCGTTGCCTTCTTATTTTTTTAATTTTACTGTTATATATGTTATAATTACTATTTATTACACTATCTTTCAACAAAATAACGCTATCCTGCACTGCTATTATGTTATCATATATATTATTTTGCAAATAACAATTAGCTAACAATTCACTATCTTTATTACATTCTATTAACTTAATAGCTAACTTTTGTACTGTAATACTATCAAAACATAAAAACGTGTCTACGTTAGCTAAATTAGTGTTTAACAAGGTATCATAAAATACCACATAATCATTGTAATTATAAACATACACACTATCTATCTTTTGTTTATACCTTGTAATTATAACAGTGTCCTTCTTTTGTAATCTATCTATGCTATCTTCTAATGCAGCTATCATGTTAGTATACCATTTATTTTTTTTGTGCAATTCTTTAATTATGTTATTGCTATCATTTATTAACATCTTATTATTACTGCTTTTATCTGCTAAAAACAGCACTGCTGCCAGCAATGCTAATGCTATTATTAATGTTATTTTCTCACGCTTTGTCATAACTTTATTTTTTAATCTACATATCTACATATCTACTTATATAAAATGCCAGTTCATCAGCTATTTTACAAAAAACATTGCCAGCAAAATGGGGATTAACGTCCATGTGTTTTAGCGTAAACTTTAAATTAGCTTTTTGTAACTTTTTTAACTCTTTTATTTTTATGTTAGTAACTTCAAAATACAAATTTATCAACTCTTTTATGTCTTTAGTGTTAAAAAAATATGTAAATACTAGTTCGTCTGCGTTTATATCTATTGTGTCAGATAAATAATTAGATACATCTTCTTTTAATTTTTCTAAAAAATCCAATTTATTCAAACTATTATCACTAGGCACTTCACCTGTTTTTTGGAAGTAAGTTAGTATTAATTTTTTGCTTAAATCAATTTTTGTTTCCATATCTTTATATTTTTAAAATGGTAATTCATTTGTTTTCTCAAATTCATTTACACTACTATCTATATCATTTACACTGCTATCAGCTGCATTATTGTTAACATTATTATTTATATTACTGCTATTAAATTTAACTTTATAAAAACGCCCAACTCGCCCATTTCTACGTTCGTTAACAGTCGGAAATTCTACATCATAACCTAATAACTCATATATCTTATATAAATTCTGTACAATATATTTTTTGTTTTTCATGTTTTTTGTTATATCTAAAAAATATCTTTCTATTACTTGCATAACCTCTGTGCTCGTTAAGTATTTATCATCAAGCTCTCGCATTATATTTGTATCATAAACAATGTCAGTCAAATTACTGTCTTCTGCCAATAAAATAGCTTTTTTCTCAGCGGGTATATCGTTTGTTATATCTAAATTTTCTGCGCGAGAGGCAGCACTGTAATTCCAGCATTGCATCATAAACAAATAAAAAGCGTCCCATTGCTCATTTGTCCAATTCTCAAATAAAATACCTACATTTTCGTCATCAGCGGGTTGATAATTTTCGTTATAATAATTGCTTAATTCATATACATATACACGCCTTTTACTGCTAACATCGTTTAGCTTTATCATTTTATTAGTAGTTAACAGGATTTTATAACCGCTGGTTGCTGGGATCTTATATGGGTTCTGGAATTTACGTTCTATTGTGAGTTGCTCGGTTATTATATTAAAAAGTTTTTCAAAAAAGAAATTTACATTTACATCGTCAATAATAATTATGTCGCTACCATCTTTGTATTCTGCCATTTTAAAACGACTTGTTTCTAAAAATTCTTTACCACTTATATACGTACAATTCCTCACTATTTCTAATGCTTTTGCTATCAAACTTTTGCCAGTGCCTCCCTTAGCTTCCTGTAAACTGCCAGCATCAGTTAAAATTACACACTTTGTATCTACTAAATATTCACGTCGCATTAAATAACCTATTAACCACATTAATTGTTTTTTGCGCTTATTGTCAAGCTCGCCTTTTTCATTTCTACTAACATTTTCTATAAAGCTTTCAAATTCGCTTTTTATATAATAATTAATTTTAAAGTTATGCCTAATTACAGTATTTATGCGGTTTTTGTCATTTTTATCGTCATCATATAAATATAAAAAATCGGGATAACAAACGTTTAAATTAATATCTATAGCAGTGTTTTCAAAAATAGTAACTTCTTTATGTATCTTTAAATCACAATCAATCGTCTCTAAAAAGTCGTAAAGATGGCTTTCTGCCAAAAAACTTTTATTTAAAGAATTAGCAACGTTATAATTATTTATCTGTAAAAATTTTTGTAATTCATTAATAATATCAGTGCGATTTATACGTTTAAACTTATTTTCTTCTATTTTTTGTGCTAATATCTTAATATCATTTGCTTTATCAATTCTTAAAGCAAAATAGCCGTTGTTTTTCAAAAATTCCATATAAATGGAAGGTGTGAGCACTTGCTCTTTATTGTCATTTGTGCCTTTTTTATTATTAATATCTTTATATTTTTTATTTTTGCCAAAGTCGTCTTTTTTCCTTTCATAGACACCTTTTGCGGTTGTTATAGCTTTTGCACGCTCTATCCTATCGCTTGCAAATAATGTTTCTATAAGTTTAATTAATTCCGATAATTCAATGCCAGCTTCATTGCACCTGCAAGCTAATTTAAAAATAAAGTTGTTACGATTGCCTTCTACAAATTGCTCATATTTTAGTAGGCTTAAAAATACATCTTTTGCTGCGTTGTTTTCTATGTTATTAAATTCATCTACTATCTGCTTTATATCAAATACCTCGCATTGCTCGTTTAAATAATAGTTATCGTCTTGCGAGATAAAGCAAAGTCGCATTAAATCAAAGGTGTTGCAAGGTTTTACATTAAAATCTTTGTCATAAAAAGTGTAAAAGTGCTCTAAAGCTAAATTATATGCGTCTAACAATTTTATTTGTTTTACATTGTATCTATATAATAATCGTAAACCACGTCCTGAAGCACTTTTGAAAGCTAATAATAGTTTTTTATCATATTCAAATTGTGAGCTAAAAAATTCAAGGTCGGTAGTGCTCAAATCGTCGATGTCTAACGAAATGATACCATTAGCAATAGTTTCACCGTCTAAATTATAAGTTGCGTGGATAGTAAAACAAGGGAGTTCTTTTTTTAATCTATCACGTGCACTACTATCTTTTAGCTCCCTAATTTGTTTTATTTTATCTGCAAAGTCGTTGTGCTCTAACAATTCTAGTAAATCATTTAAATTAATTTTTTTATATTTTGCTAAACCTTCTGTCCTCTTAACATAGCAGTTATCTAAATAAACGAATTCTATTGTGCTCATATGTTATATTTTTTTAATATTTTTTGTGCTTTCGTAACTATATTATAATAATAATCAAATTTTGTAGCAAAATCTTTCTCGTTTATATTATAAATATCAATTATGTAATACATTATATTTTCTCTATCATCTAAATAGTTAATGTAATTTTCTATATAATTTAAAAAGAAACTTTGTTCTATGCCAGCTTTTATGCACTCTTCAGCTATGTTATAAAAAAAATCATTATAGTTTATTTCTGCGTTTTTCCAGCTCTGTAATTGTTCTATGTAAATAAGATTGCATACGAGTTGCTTTTGCTCATTTGTAAATTTCATATTTTTTTTGTGTTTTCATAATTTTATATTGCAAATATATAACAAAAATGCAAGAAAAACCAAATTTTTTACTGTTTATTTTTTACAGTTTTTTATTGTATTTTATCAATAAAAAAGTTGATTTATATCAATTATTTGCATAACTAATTGATTATCAATCATGTTACATAACTTTTAAAATGTTACATATGTGTTACACGTTTGTTACACGTGAAAACACTGATTAACACTGAATGTTACATATGTTACACGTTTTTTCTATTATAAGGTAATTTAATATATATATATAAGATAAGATATAAAAAAAGATAATTATATATATAATAGCTAAAGATATGTAACACGTTGCACATCCGCATTAAATCTATGTTTTAGATATGTAACAGATATGTAACAGATATGTAACAAATTTTAGAGTTATGTAACACTCCGATGAACACTTGCTTTATAAGTGTAACACTTTTATAAAATAGAAAAAGGGAGGATAAACCTCCCTTTGACCAACCCAAAAAAAATAAAATTATGAAAACACAAAAAAGGATATAACCTTTTCGCAAATATACAAAATAATTTTAAATTGACCAAATTTATTTTAATCTTTTTTCTAATCTATCAACATAATCTAATAATGCTTTTGCAAAGTTTTCATTAAATTTTATTAGAAGTGAATTACTCAAATATTTTAATGGGATTGTTTTTTCCATTATATACCCCTCCTCTTTATAGTAAATATAACTTTCTCCTGCAAAAAGCATTACTCTGTATTTATCATCTTTATAAATATCTAAAATATCAAAGCCATCTTCGTTTAAAATATCACTTTTGGTTATTTCCGCCCATTTTTCTAATAATTTTTTAGTTTTAAAAATTAAATATTTCCGTGCTTTTTTACCTTTTAGTATTTTTTTTAAGTCCTTTAAAGATAATTTTATTAATGTAAAATTATCTAATTTTACACCATCCCAATTTGTTATATAAAGTTCACTTGGGGGAATTTCTGGAATAATTATTTTCTTTCCCATAATTTTTTTTACAAATATACTAAAAAAATATTATATAAACAATTTATTTTAATCTTTTATTTTGGCATAATATTTCTGAAATCTTTGCCACCTATCATCTAATCCATTATAGCCACCATTTATTCGCTTTGTAATTTCTTTGCAAACAAAATATTGATTTCCATCTTTATCTATAAGATTATTTAGCTTCCTGCTATCCCAGTAAAAAAACGCCGTCAATACTGCATATTCTTTATTTTTAGCAACTAAATCTGGGTTAGATACTATTTCACCATTTGCGTTTAAAAACCTATCAAAAGCCACATAATTAGCTTTCCCTGTTAATTGTATCAATCCACGACCTCTGTATTTATAACCATCACCACTGCCTTCACCTCCATTTCCCATTCTATTCGCATACACTCGACTTGCTATCATATTAGGTTTATTCGCATATGTTAATGCAATTTCATAGTTATAAAAATATTTTGGGAATATTTCCAGTAGTCTTTTTGCACTATAATTTAAATTTTCCTCAAGTCTTTTCATATCACCGCTTTCGTGATTTATTTGAGATAAAAAGTGTGCTAATCGTAATGCAGTGTTTATCTCATATTTTTCGCAATATTTCTCAAAATAGCAATAAGAATCACCTCTTATAAATTCTTTTGCACGCTGTAAATATTCGTTTGCCATATCTTTTTATTTTTTTTGTCAATAAAAAACATCATTTATTCCCCTATTTTCTTGTCAATAAACTTTTTTATAAAGTCATAATACAATTTTTCAACAAGCTTAAAAACCTTTGTGAGTGCTGTATTGCGACCTATAAGTTTACAAATGTTTTCGTCTATGCTTATCAATTCGTTTATAAGTATGATCACACTTGCAAAATTAATTAAAATAAAGCTATCTTTTATAACAAAACAATCAATCAAATATAGCACTAACATTATTGTGTAGTAATATCCTATCTTTACTATACTATTAAAAAATTTATTACTTTCTATTTTAACATTATTTTTTTTAGCAGCTAACAACGCTGTTATTATATCTATTACTATAACAATAAATATAATATAAAAATACCACTGCACGTTAACAAAAAAACTACTTAATATTGCTAAAGGTATGATTAGCAGCTGATTTGAGCTAATAACATCTAATATTTTTGATGTTAGCTCCTGTGATTTTAAAATAATTTGTTCTATTAACATATTTATTTTTTTAATATAAGTTATATTTTAAATTCAAATATTCGTGCACATAAGCAAATTCGCTGTCATTTAGCACTCTATCAAATTTTATGATTTCCATAATGTGCCCTTGCCAAAAGTATATAGGAATTAAACCAACACGACCCATAGCTCCTACTACCAAATCATAATTATTATTCATATCATAACTGCCGTCAAAGGCATCTGTATCCGTATTTACACCATTTTGATATTTTTTTATTACATTGTTAGCATTATCTATTTTCCAAGCTTCAACTACATTTTCTAATTTATAATCGGGTGTTTGATAATAGCCGATGTCTGAATATATAATTCTGCTCCCTTTTACAACAGCAAAGCCTATACGATATCCCCCAGACCCAGTTATAATTCTTATATACCAGTTTTTATCAGTCTTATAATTATTAGCTTTTGAAATAGCAGTATGGTAATTATTTGTCAAATACTCATGCTGCAACACTGCTATTAGTGTGCCTCCAGTGAGCTTCAAATCACAGATATCACCACCATTCAGATAATCATTCACACCATCGAATTGCAGTGCTGGAAAGGTATTAGCATAGTTATCAACTAATAAAGGTCGTCTATCAGCTACATCCTGAATTATGTTGTAATCGGGGTGGACAAAGTCTGTCCATTTACTTACTTTATTATTTGTATCTGTAACAACACCCCAGTCAGCACGCAGCCATAAGTCTATATCTGAGTACTTTTTTATAACTTTAGCATAATATTCTACCTTTTCCTTTAGTGTTTTTTCTATAATATTTTTTATTTCACTTTTTACAACTAAATTCTTAACAAATAAACTTGTATAGAAATTATTATTTTGAGATAAGTTAATAGCATAGCTATCTCCATGATATTTTTTTAATAACATACTTTGGGCATTATTCCCAAATTGTATATTATTTTCCGCCGTATCTTGTAATATTTTGAATTTCGTGTCCTTTGTGCTTATTGCCAAAATTCCACTAATATCATAAGTGCCAATCAATGTTAATATATCACCATCAAACTTATATAATTTATTTGCGTCAGTGTAAATATATGCGTAATCTTCTGTGCATGATGCCTTTATTATGTTGCCTGAAATAGTATATGTTAATTTACATTGTTCACCAGTAATGAATTGATATATCCCATCAGATTTAAAAACAAAAAGTTTATTCCTTAAAATACAACCATTTATATCCGAAACTAAAATATTTGTTGTACTCGTTTCAAATAAAATTATATTTTTTACAGCAATATTATTATAATATTCTATCCAAATACCATTTTGCCTATTATATGTTTTATTATTCGTTACATCCCAATAAAAAATAGTTCCCATTATAGCAAAAAAATCATCTACATTAACATCTGTCGCTTCATTAGTGCCTCGTCCGCTTGTATCATATCTTGTAATAGTCCCATCATAAAAAATAAAAATATCATGATTGTAAATAATAAATTTTGTGCAATTTATAGAAGTATCCCCACTTTCTAAATTCCATAATGTTCCATTTGCTATAAAATAAAGTGTCCCAGCATTATTATAATATGTGTTTTCTTTGCAATAACAAAGGTCAGAAATAGTATAACTACCTGGCTGTGTGTAAATTAATGTAAAAGTGCTATCAGTATAATTAAATATATATATTTTATCATTACACACAACAAAAACACTATCTTTATGCTCTACATCTAATATTATATTGTGTTCTATATATGCTTTTAGCTGCGTGTAATCGTTAATCTGCGATAAATTAATATCTATCTTATCATTATAATATTGCATAAAATAGCTTTCTAATGATGTTGATAATGCAGTTAGCAAGTTATAAGATTCTATATTATTTAAATTAACATAAAAATTATTTTTTTCTAAATAAGTAATAAAAGTTTGCTGCAAATATTTATCTAATGTAAAATAATTTGTCAAATCAGCATATAACTTATTATTTCCATCAATCTTTATAGTATTATCATCAATATTTGCATTTATCTTATTATTAATATCTATATCAATGCCAGCACCAGCTGTTTTTTCATTTTTATAACTAATACCGTCGTTTGTTATTTTTAGTAAAGTATCAGTGTCGTTTTTCCAGTTTATTTCTTGATTGTCTTCATCGTATTCTACTATAAAATCAGTGCTACCATTTTGCCTACTAACATTAATTATTTCATTTACCGTATCGTTTGCAGCTAAATTTATCCTATTAGCAGGCACTATTGCCAAGCCTTCATCAGCTGTAACTATAGTACCAGTGCCAGAATTAACAGGTACAATCGGTAAATTAAAATCTGTTATTGCTAAATCATTGCCACTTATCACACTTACAAAATCTTTGCTAACTTCTATTAAATCAGCTTCTGCATAGCGTTTGCGTGCATAGAAAGTCCAGCGTTGTGGGAACATTACATAATTTTGCAAAGTTAAGTTATATTTTATTAAATAAAACAGCATATAACTTACACTAGCATATTCATCATAATATATAGCCCCTTGCCAGTTCAGTAGTGGATGATTGTTCATTGCAGCAATTTCTCTTAATCGTAGCTCTACTAAATTATAATAGTTAGTTTCATCACTATGTCTCCATTTTTTGCTTTTTTTGTATCTATAACTATTTAGCCCTAAATCTTGCACTGCTGTAAATAAAACATTATTTTCCTCACTTTCGCTAAAGTTATCAATAAACGCTTGCTCTAATTCTAAATCTAATATGCCACTATCATTTTCAACGATGTAATCAATGCTCTCTATATCGTTGCCGTTGTTATCAACTAATTTTAAAACGCTGTTATTATCTATATTAGTAATTTTAAAATTCCAGGGGAGTATGCCTATTACATTTGTTTCTGTATAAATTCTAAAATAGAAATCTACCACTAACTTACCAGAGCTCTGATTAGGTATTAATAAATCAAAGTATTTACTAAAGTTAACATTTATCACTCTATCGTAACCCTCAAAAACACCTGTAAATTTGTGCCACCAATTGCCAGAAGGTAAATTATCTACCCAGTTCCCATTATTATCAAGCCATTTTCCATTAATTTTTAAGTTTAAGTCCAATTTAGGTTTTATCATACTCGTATGAACATAGCCACTGCCAGCACTCAAGGTATATTTTATTGCAAAATTTATAAGAAATTGCAACTTTGTCATCGCAGTGAAAATATCAAGTTCGTTATGATAGTGATATTTACTGCATAAATTCCAATCATTAAAATTACTTTCATAAACTACGTTGCCATTACTAACACCTGTTATAACGCCAGCTGGATAGCTATACCATTGCAAATCACCACCGTGATTACCTGAATAAATAAGGTTATTAAATGTGCCTTCTTTAACATAATACGGTACATATTTTTGCTCTATCTTTTTAACTACTGTATTTAGACCAAATTCACCACTGCCACGTTTGTTAGTATTAGTGCCACCTATGGCATATTTAGCATTACTAAAACTACCTCTACTTGTATTATATTTACTATTTTTATAATAGTTATAATCATTATACCCTGCAACATAATAACCATAACTATCTTTATTATTCTCAAAATCTCGTATATTAAAAATTTGCCAAACACCGTTCCTTTGACATAAACATAAATTAAATACTTTCAAACATTCACTAATTACATCATAACAATTCTTATATTCATATACTTTTATTCTATTGCCTGCCAACGTTTCTTTTATCGTATAATCAGCAAAAGGAGTAGTTAGCAACGTCGTATCAGCTTTATGTTTTAAAATATTTGTATATACTAACGCATCCCAGTCATTCAGTATATCTTCACTTATGTAATCAGCTGTGTAATAAATATAATTATAGCCACCTTCAAAAAATTTCGTTACAGGATTAAAACTCAACGCTCTGCTTATAACATCTATCAATCCATTACCATATGCATCGCTATCAAATTGCATTAAAGTACTATCTAACTTGCTTATGTCGTCTGTATAATCTACGTTTTGCAGTAATCCAAGCCCATCGGTGCAATTAAATTTTATAACTTGTATTTTTTTATCCTCAAACGTGCCAAAATCATTCAACATTACACCTCTCCAAAAAGCATTATGTATCACTGGATTTATATCTACCAAATACCGATTTTCGTAAGTTTGTAAGTTTTTCAAGAAATCATCTAATATGCCATTCTCGTTTACAACACTAAAAGTCAAATCACTTTTTATTATGCCACCTTGCACTATATCTATATTCTCTTTTTCGTAGTTTAAAATAAAGCCGTCTTGACCATATATCTTTGCAGTTTTAATCTCACCTTGAGTAGTGCCTTCACTATCATATATATTAATAGTATACTCTTTATTATATATATCTAAAAAACTAAATTCAAATAATTTTATCATCGTTTCCTGTTTTTAAATTCTACTCTATTTAAAACAAATTCCAAATCCTCACCACGCACTCTTGTGCTCAATTCACCACTCAAATAAACGTTGTTAGTTATGTTTTTATGCATAGGACTAACAGCACTGCCAGCGGGTAATGTAACTATCTCTCTACCCCTTTCACCTACTATAAAGCTACCTCCTTTAGTAACTAAACCACCTTCTGCAAGCCCTTGAATTTTACCTTGCATAGCAGTTATGCCAGCTAATGCCATCGTACTCATTCCTAACATTAATGCAATGCCAGCCGGTCCCATAGTAGCAAAAATTCCAGATTGTGAGAATATACCTCTAACTGCTTCAGCTATAGCCATTTGTAGCAACCCTTTTACTACACTCATAACAGTGCCTAATATTGCCTCTCCAAAGCTCTTTATACCAGCTATAGCACCCCCTATGCTTTCTGCAATGCCAGTAAACAAGCTAACAGCTGCATTTTGTAATTCATTCATTGTTTTTGCAATAGCTTCATTTTTAGCTATCATAGCGTCCAAATCATAGTTACCTGTAACTATAGCATTTATAAATTGTTCGTAACTAATTTTACCATCATTGTAAGCATTTTTTAATTGTTCGTAGCTATCTATCTGCTTTTGCAAATCACCGTCTATATCTACTGCAATCGTTGTCTGTATGCTACTAACAGGAGTTAAGTTAGCTATCTTTTTTAAATACTCTTGCTCTAATTGTAGTGATAAAGCATTACCTTCTGCAATTAACTTATTTATAGCATTTTGCTCGCTTGCAGTTATATTTTTTTTATTATTTAAATACTCTTGCCAAACTTTTAATTGTGCATCTAATTCATTTTTTACTTTTAATCGTTCTTCTACTAATAAAGTTAGTTCATCTTTGCCTCTATTTTCATTTTCAGTTTTTAAAATTGCGAATTTGCTTTGCAAATCAGCAATATATTTATTCCAGTTGTCTAATAATTCATTAGTAGCTTTTTTAGTAGTATCATTAAAATTACTAGTAGCTGTATTAGTAGTATTTATGCTTTCAGATAAGTTGTCATAAGCGCCCATTAATTCTTTTATTCTATTTTCATAATCAGCTATTATGCTATCTAATTCTTGTAACTTATTTTTATTCACATCATAAAGACCTGTTAGTGCATTTAAATTTTGCTGTTGTTTTAATTCCTCAGCTCTTAATTCTTCTATAGAATTAACTTGCGAATTAGTAATGTTTATACCTATTTTTTGTTTTTTATTTAAATCATTTTCTATCTTACTTTGCTGATTTAAAATTTCTTGCCTTTTTAATTCAGCTTCTGCTAATTTTTCTATAAGTATCTTTTGCTCCTGCTCACTAGCCATTAGTTTTATTCGTTTCTCATAATCAGCGTTTACTTCTTTTAATATTTTAGATAATTGTTCATTAGACGTTTTTTCAATGTCTAAATTACCAAAATATCTGGGATATTCCTCCTGTAATTTTTTTAGTAAATCTTTCCTTTTTATATTTCCTTCATTATAGCTAATAATTTTAGATACAGTATTATTAATATGCATTTGCTCTTGCATTAGCTCTTTTGTGCTATTCTTTGTAGCTTCGTCTATCTCTTTCTGTAAACTATTTTGCTCCTCTAATTCTTCGTTCAGCTCTTTATGTTTACCAGTAAGTTTACTAATAACAGGTACTAATAATGTAGCTGCAGTTAATATTAAACCAAACGGATTTGTTTTTGCTAAATTACCTAACATTTTAAAAGCTAAATTAAAACCTTGTAAACCTGTAGTGCCAGCTAAAACACTAGTTTGTAAACCTACAAAACCTGCTTTTAATGTTGTAATTAGAGGTATAATACTTTTAACAATTTTTAGAATTTGCGACCCAATTAACAACGCCGGTCCTATAGCTGCTACTAGTCCACCTACAACTACTATCGTTGTTTTTGTACTATCTGATAATTTACTAAAAAAGTTACTTACGCTTTTTAGCAAGCTAGATAAACTGTTTAAAACAGGTACTAATGCTCCTTTTATGCCAGTGCCTAATTCTATTAGCACACTTTTAGCACTATCTACTGCAACATTCCATTTATACTGTAATGTTTGCTGTGTATTCTCAAACGCTTTGTCTAAATCACCACCAGCTGCTGCTATATCATTAAATATAGCTGCCACCTGCTCTGAATTCTTGCCTACTAAACCCAAAACACCAGTTAGAGAGCGTACACTATTAAACACTTTTGCAATGCTTTGCTCTCCAAATTGTGCAACTAGCTTATCTATTTCTTGCAAAAATGGTAATAAACCCTGCGTTGTTAATGTATTATATAGTTCATCATAGCTTGTACCCATATCTAGCAACGCCTGTTTGCCTTGCTCGGACATATTTAGCATTTCAGATAAAACACCACGTATAGCAGTTACAGCTTCAGGTACATCCATTCCTATTAATGTTAATCCAGCAACTGCTGCACTAACTTGGTCAAAGCTAACATTCATCTGTGCTGCAACGGGTAATATCCTACCTAAATTCGTTGCCATATCTGAAGCTTCAGCTTTGCCATCTTTCACACTACGAATAAGTATATCTGTTGCTTTTGCTGCACTAATATTTTCCTCACCATACGCTTGTAAAACAGATGTAAGTAGTTGTGATACATCTGCACTACTGCCTAGTCCACTTGCTGCTGCCCTTGCTGATTTGTCTAAAATGTCTAATGCAGCTGCACCTTTAAAGCCACTACTCGCAATAAAATAAAAGCCCTCTGTAACTTCTTTTAAACTATTACCAGTAGTTTCTGCTATCTCTTTGACTTGACCTTCTAATGAGCTCCACGCCTCTTTGCTAACATCTGTTAAGCTAACTATCTTATTTACAACGCTTTCGTAGTCTTTATAAAGCTTAAAGCTACCAGTACCCATTGCAGTTATCGGAGCCGATATCATCAAAGACATCTTTTTGCCTACAGTAGCCATTTTGCTAGCAGTATCATCCAATCTGCTTTGCATTTTTGCAATGCCACGCTCAAATTCAGACAAATCAACGCCTATCTTTGCTATTAAACCACTAATTTCCATCGCTTTCTTTTTTTATAAAACTATTTAAAAATTGCTCAAATTCCTCATTGCTAGCAATTCTATCTAAATCACTTTTTTTCTCATTGTCCCACGGAAATTCAAGCTTTGGAATTTCCTTAACATACGGATTTTGAGCATACATATTAACAACATTAAAACGAGCTACTTCATACATATTGCGAGCTAAAAATATTATCTTTTCATTCTCTCTCTCTAAATGCTTATCTAATAAAAAAGTGAGCTCACCGACTGTACATTCCATTATCTCACTAAAACTCATAAACGGCAAGCTCACTCGAAAAAACATTATTAATTCGTTTACATTCTTTATTTCATTTTTTTTTCAGTTGTTTTAGTATCGTTATTTTTATCTGTAATAGCCGTCAAACTTTTCACAGTTATTTCTACAAATTTTAAAAAGATATCGTAGTCATCAATTAGCATATCAGTTTTTTCCCATTCTTTTTTTAGTTTTACATTAGCTCGTTCGCACCCTATCACTATTGCGTGTTTAAAAAGATATGTAATAGCTTCTATATAATATGCACCTGGTTTATCTGTCAAAATAATTTCAAGTAAATCTTTATCGTATTTTTCTTTAAAATCAATGTTAGCTTTACTTAAAACCGTCAATGTAACCACTACAGGTATCTTTTCATTACCATATTCTAAAAATTCAACATTTGGTATCATAACTGTATCTTTTAAGCGTCCCAATCAATATGTGTGCTATTATCGTTAAAATAAAAAGCGTCTATTACCTCCATTACCTGATTTAGTTTGTAAATCAAAATATAGCTAATTTGATTTTTCTGATTATTGGTCAAAGCACTATAACCTTGATATGCAGTAGTTGTATCAGCTATATAAGTAGTGTAATTAACATCAGTAATATCATCGGGCATAGGCAAATCACTGATTAGCTCTATAACATCTAAAACATCTTGGTCTAATAAATCTACTATTGTAACTCCTGTTAATGTAGGTTTTTCTGTAATTCGTAGATTAAACGAAATACCTTGTTTACCTTTTATATTCAAGTCTCTGGTTAAGTCCATTAAGTATGCTCTACCAAGCCATTTTTCAGTCGATGGATATGTTATTCTAAAATATAATAAAGTTTGATTAGTTACAAAAGTTAATAATTCATCGTAACCAAGTTCATTAGTTCCATAGCCATCTGCAGCTATTGCTGTTACTGCAAAGTTACCTACGCTAAACGTCATTGGTAATTGCTCTTTCACCATGCCTACTGTTTCAAAGGAAGTTAC